GCTCCATACGAGCCATCTTCTAACATAAGCATTTGTGCCCAATGTTCAGACTTACTAGTAGAAATACCACTCTTAGATTGAATACGTTCTTTAGCTTCGGCATTCCATCTATCGTAGGCATATTCAATACATATATTCCCACTCTTTGACCAACCATGTGGTCTTTCACTCTTAATCTCTAATGTGCTTGCATCACTTCCAAACACATCTATTAGCCTCTTCTGAGACAAATCCCCATACTCAAACTGCACATCAAAATTTGACTTATCACTTATTACTGGCATACTTTACCTCCAATCAATATAATCTTCTAATACTCTGGGTATATCATCCAATGCTTCCTTAGTGGCCCATGATGGAGTACACACATCTATATCCACTCGTAAAGGAATCTCTAAACTATTTATTTCCATTAATCGTTGTATCTCATATGGTACCTTGTCCAATTCACTGCTATGAATTTCACAAATGATTTCATCGTGTACTTGCAACAAGATACTACTTTTCGTGGTTTTAAGATATTCATATACTTGTATAATCCTTTCGTTTAAAATATCTGCACTAGTTCCCTGAACTAAATAATTCACCCCCTTATACGAAATATCAGGTGGAATTGCATATACTCTACCATACCTATTCTTTATCCACCCCCGTTCTTGAACAGTATTCATTACGGCATTAAAAAATTTCCTAGACCCTTTAATCCCATCAAAATACTGTTTTTTGTATTTCATGGCATCTGTTTCAGATACGTTTAATTGATTAGCTAATTTAGCTTTTCCAATACCATAAATCACACCAAACGTAATGTTCTTTGCCATTTGCCTATAGAACTTAAATGAATCATCGTCATCAGTTACCTTAAAGGCTATCTTCGCAGCTTCACCATGAAAGTCTACATCTTTGCTTTGCAACATTGCATCTACTTCAGGGTTCTTTAAATAACTTAAGAACACCCTAACTTCCATTTGAGAATAGTCAAACGATACTAAATGATAATCTTTTCTGGGGATAAACAATCGTCTAACAGATACTTGATTTATATCCTCCTCATTATAATATTCATCCCCCACAAAACTCCAAGTCTTCAATACTTCATCATCTAAATCTAACGTATGGGTAATTCCTTTAGCAGTAATCTGAGCATTAATACGACTAGTTAAAGCCTCTTTAGTTTGCTCTGTTAATTCCATATCAGCTAATTTAAAATGTGTTCTAGGAATGTTTTGAAGATTAGGTTCTCTAGAAGATAGTCTACCTGTTAAGGTTCCCCAATTACAATACGATGTATGCATCACATCTATGTCTTGATAAGGTTCCATATAGGTACTTCTTAACTTCCCTAATGCTCTATACTGCCTGATATATCCTGCAAGTGGATGATTAATCTGCATGAGTGCAGCTTCATTCCATGAATCTTTATCTTTAGGAGTTTTAATAGGAGATTGTATTCCTAAAGAATTCAAGATTTCTCCTACTTGTTGTGTACTATTGATGTTAAATTCATCTCCCACCAATTCATATATCTTCTGAGAAATTTCTTCAGTCCGTTTACCAATTTTGACTATGGCATCTCCAACATATTTAGTATCTATTGAAACCCCATGCCCTTCAATACCATATAAGACTTTGGTTAATTGGCACTCCATTTCAAATACTTGGGTCTGTTGAGTAGCATTAATCTTATTCAAGGCTTCCATATATAATTTATATGTCCAATAAGTATCTTGCTCACAATATGGCCCAAGTATTTCTGATGGAGCCATTGAAAAATCTTTATTCCATTTATTACTCCTTAGATATTTCTTTGTCTCCTTATCATACGCTGCATGTTCTGCCCCAAACACTCTTGTAATAGTACTCGTTAAATCTAAATCCTTTACCGTAGATGGCTCTATCAAACGTATCATCACTATTACATCTACCCAAGTTTGATTCGGACGAGGTTCCCAACCTTCCTTTTCTAAGAACCTTAAATCAAACTTAATATTGTAACCAATTAATGTATCTACCGCCCCCAACAAGGCTATTAGCTCTTCAATACAATTATAAGGAAGATTATAACCTTGTTGATGACGTACTGGGAAATAGTGGGTATCTCCCTCAAGTGTAGAAATACCCACTCCGCAAATTTGATTTACACCAAATGCATCTAACCCATTAGTTTCCACATCCACCACTAAAGCATGATGCTGCTCTAATTGTGCTATAGCATCAACATGTTTAGCTACTGTATCTACCAACATCTTAGAACAACGATTTAGCGGTAGCTACCACAGATGCTTCGGTATGCCCATTCCCATTAGGGGAAAAACCTCCATATCGGCCTTTAAAGTATTCCTTAATTGTAACCAAAGAATCAGACTCTGCTTCATCAGGAATTGTGTCAGTTCTCGTAGTTGCTGCGAGAGCATATGAAGTATCTTGCATACCACTACCAGTACGTTTAATCCTGATTACACCTTTGTCCAAACCATTCCAATCATTATATATGTCTACCAACTGATTCCAGATATAGTCACTACGCCCAAAAGTCAGGGAGACAACTCTAAAGTCATTAATGGTTTCTTTAAACATCTTCCGTCCACCTGGGCCATTAACAGGTTCCCATTCATCATTCCTAGATTCTGCATGAACTACTTCATATACATACGCCCAGAATGCAAACTTATGTGTAGCCCTTGCATCAGCTGGTACAGCACTGGTATCCACATCAGGGTCATCTAGAATATTCATCCACCGATTACCATCCCTATAAGTATAGAGATATAGTTCATCCAAATTAACATCTCCTTCATCTCCAGTAGCTATGGGAGACATAAATGCTTGGTCACCATCTTTAAAGAATAGCTCCCGTCCTGGCATACGATTATCGTCTTGTCCACCCTGATACCTACTTTCCCGCTTAGTTTGAATCCTACTTATTCCGCTCATATATATCTTTCTCCTTTCTTCTTGATATTATTTTTAAAAAAATGTTCTTTCTTGAATTATGTTTTGTAATACTTCTTTATCTCTTACGTCTTGTACATCTTTAAACTCCTTTGGTAATTGAACATAGCTAACCATGAATTTTGGTATTAAGTCATTCATTGCCTTCTCTAATCCTACACGCCCCGCATCATCATTGTCAAGGCATAATACCAACTCTTTTGTGGGCAATTTCATTGCTAGGTCTTGTTGAGTCCGTGACATGTGTGCCCCCAACAAAGCCACACTAGAAAACCCATTTTGGTCAAGCCACATAGTATCCAATGACCCTTCTGTAATACAGACAAAATCTGTCGCTTCATTAATTAAATCTTGTCCAAATAACACTTTAGATTTTTTCAACCCTTTAGAATATAAATATTTGGGTGTTACGTTTTGTCTTCGACTTAACCACCCTACCAATATACCATCTGCTGTACGAACAGGCAACACTAAACTACCGAAATTATCTATTGCGCCCCCCCATTTAATGAGAATCTCTTTAGAAAATCCTCTATCAAATATCCAAGGAGGAACATATCCAGTATGAAAAGGGAAACCTACTTCCTGCATTACATCCTGCACTTCCACTAATTCATCAAACATATTTATATCATATTGAAGTATATCTTGTGTAATTTTTTGTTGTACTTCTTCATAACTAACATGTAAGTACTTCATAAAGAATCCATATAAACTGCCTTGTCCACATCCAGCAAAGCAAATCCACACACCTTTAGCTAGATTTATTGCACAAGACTGCACATTATCGTCATGGAATGGGCACAAAAGGGAAAACTGGTCTTGTGCAACGGGTATTGAAAAATCACTATCTAGAAATAACTGTGCCCAACTTGCCATTAAAAGTTATCCTCCACTTCATAGATACTACCCTTATCCACATTCCAATGTAATTCCATCGCTGATACTGGCAACACTCCATCTCTATATTTATGGAAATATGCTATCCTAGATTTTTCTTCTCCCTCCACCATACACATGGATAACGCTACATCAGCTGCACGAAGCATTGCATCACCATATGCTACTTGGTCAGCCCTTGGGGGAATAAACACATCTGATGCATCTTTAGTAGCTTGAGTTGAAACAAAGATTGGTGTATTAGTAGACAAACACAAATTCTTCAATCCATAAAATAACATGTGGGTTTGCTCCCACATAGCCTTATGACTCTTTCCCGAATGAGTTACAAGATATATGCCATCTATTACTACCAAATCTGGAGTATACTTCCTGATTAAATTCTGCAAGCTTTCTAATGAAATACTTGACTCTCCTTCTATATGGTCACATACAAGAAGGGGTGTGGATTTTACAGCCTCCAAAAAATTACCGTATTCCTTTTCATCAATTGGGTCACCATTCCTTAATGCTGAATGAGACAATGTATACCCCATTGCATTTCCTAACACCACATCAGTTCTCAAATTCATCTGAGCTACTGGCATTTCAGTAGATACCAATAGGGTTTTAAACCCATTCATTACTGCGGTAACCGCCATTTGCACACACATCCAAGACTTACCTACAGTGGGTCTAGCAAACAACGCTATCAATTCTCCTGGCATCCACCCTACACCCATTCTATTTAGGGAAGTGAATGGCGTTGGTACTCCCATAATACCATTACCCATTTTCCGTTTTTCTTTCCGCAATTCCCAATCAGACAATCTCATTTCTGGATTAAGATTATATGAAATAACATCATCATCATATATGACTGAAATATCATTTAACTCTGTATTAATTTGAGCTAACGCTTGTTTAGGATTTTCTTGTAAAGTCCCTTTATTCGATTGAAAAGTATTTACAATTCTTCTAAACAAGACTTGGTCTTGAAATACCTTGAAGGCATAATTCAAATCCAACGATGCTGCGGAATCATTTAATGTGGGATAGTTTGCTAAAAGCGTTTCTGTAGATGGGCTATGCCCATAGTCATCAAAATATGTAGTTAGAAATCTAAACGCATCTGCGTGAGTTGAGAAATCTTTTGATGTATATCTAAATTTTCTAAACGCTTCCCTATCCGTTAAAGCAAATATGATGCCCGACTCTATGAAATCATAATTATCCATCTTCTCTCCTTACTTAAACTATGCTTGGTAAAGCACTCTATTCTGTTGGCCTTGTACATAAGCATCTACCTCACTAGTCTTCAAAGCATCTGCATTTATTTGCGCTTCTCTAAGCGAAGTAAATTGCCCACGTACCAATATTTCATTTGTGGCCTTGTTCACACTTATCACTCTAAACTCATCTGAGCTAGTTGTCAAGGGCTTTTTCCTGAATAATCCCGTGGGTTTCCGTTTCCTCTTCATTCAACAAACCTCTTAATTTTGTTCTAACGCTAGTCCGAATTTTATAAGACGATTCTCCTAAGTCTTCACTAATCTCTTCCATAGTCAAACCCTCTAAACGAAGTGTAATAAATAACTGTTCTTGGGCAGTTAAATTATAATGCTTAAGCAGTTCTTGCATTTCAACATCTACTAAGCCTTCTTCTTCCTGCAATAAAGCTTGTAAAATTTTAGCTGGGATTAGATTTTCGTCTTCAGCCCCTTCATATACTATATCCAAACTGTCTGGTTGTAAAGTATGTTGGGCCTTATTAATCAAAGTCCGAATAGTATTAACCATAGCTGTATGCAAATACGTATGGAACAATACCCCCCTATCTTCTTGAAAACCTTGTGCAGCTTTAACAATAGCAATACGTAATTCTTGAGCTAAATCTTCTCTATCCCACCCCGCTACATAAGTATTTAAAACCATACGTTGAACTTTAGGTTCCCACTGGATAATTAAATCATCATCAATATTCACTGTCCTAAAAACCTCCTTACTTTTCTAAGCCTCATCAAAGCCCCTGCTCCAAACCCTAACCCTAATATAAATAATACCATAAGCCAGGTTGAAATGTCAGTATAACGCCCAAGGAAAAATAAACCCACATCTTCTACAACGTGGATTATGGTTAAAAGGAGGGAAACTATCAGCCACTTCTTCATTAATACACTCTCTATCTACCATATTTATCTAACCTACCCCTCTGATAGCAATCTTGACTACAATATATATTTTTATAATTGAGGTAGTAACTCTTTTTCAATTGAACTTTCCTTCTATAGAATTCACATGTACAAAAGGAACAGGCTACCCTCATATAACGTAAATGAAATCGACACCTATCTGAACAGGTTTTTGTCTTGGGTGCAGTTCTCTTACCACATTGTACACAATATCTCGTAGATTTTAGCGGTTTGGGGGCACCAGTATGTAAACCCGCTTTCTTTAATACCTTGTGGATGTATTGTCTACTTACATCAAATTGCGTTCCAATCTCTTGAAGAGTTAGAAACGGATGTAAGTTACGTGTTTGAAGAATATCCTCTTTCTTGGACATTATAAAACAAAAATTTCATTGGGAATTTCTCCAGTTGCTATTACCATTTTACGTCTATGGGCACCATTTACTTTTTCCTTGACTTCCCTTTTAAACTGTTGGGTCATAAGTTCTACCGTAGGTGGCAAACCCTCATTTCCTATGGCATTCCCATCTTCATCATACTGAAGTACGTAACATTTCATATATTCTTTAATCAATTCCCACTGTTCATCTGTAAAACCTACTGTTATCTCTACCGCCATATTAATTACCCTCCAAGACTGATATTCTTTCCTCTAATTCTTTTATTGCAGCGACTAAATAAGGAGTAAGAGAAGATTGGTCAATTGTTTTCACATCTTCTACTAATACTGTGGCTCCTTGTGGTAGTCCCTCCTGTTTCTCTACTTTAGGATTAAATTCTCCTGTTTGATAAGAACCATCTGCTAACTGCACCAAATCAGTGGTAGTAGTTTTTACAAAGTCTCCAAAACTTTGCTCAAACTCAGATGCTAAGAAACCATGCCGTGTTATGTCTCGTTGCCCCACATTAGATGCTCTCCACCCATCTATATATTTAAAGGAGATTGGATTTAATGTCTTTAATACCTCAGTAGCATTCGTAATGGAAGCAACATCCTTTTTAATTCTATCGTCCGAAGCACTATTCCAATAAATACTCCCAGAAGTTTTGTAAGCATCTCCATACACATATAAATTCCAACTACTATTATAGTTACCACCAATACCTACATCTACACTATTGCTTGTTTCATCTATATGTATACCAGTATAACCACCAACCATTATTTTCATTTGGTCAGTAGTACTATTATAGAACCCAGTATTACTATCGTCTGTAAATGCACAAGCTAAATCAGAACTGCTGCCCCCCTCTATACGAATAGTCTTCGCCCAAGATAAGTTATATAGATAAGGCGAAGTATGGGTACCACTACCAGTAGAGGAACTCTCTATGGTTAAAACCCTCCCTGCGTCATAACTCCCTGGCCCACCAGTACCAAATTTCCAAGGAAGCCTATAAATAGTACTTCTATTAGTTGCAGCAGAACCAGTTCGTTTCCATAATCCTACATAATCTGTATTAGCATTATGCATGGTATTATCTTCTTCAGTTTCATCTAACCATACTAATGGTCTATCTCCTATGCATATTTTACCAGCGGTTGCGTCAGGAAAGAATCCTATGTCTTGGTGATGAGACTGAAGAATCAAATCTCTATCCAGACATTCCAATTGGAATTTGGCATCACTATTGGAACCATAGGTAGAACTTCCACCCGTATCACTGTATCCCCAAGCTGAAATAGTATTCCCACCCGCAAATAAATCTCTATAATCAAACCCACCATTTATACTTTCTGCTAAAATAATCCCAGCATCCCCTTTCATCCAAGCTGTTTTATATCCACTAGAGTTATGCACATAGAAACCAGTTCTATCTATAAAACCACCACCACTGCCTCCAATACCCGCACCAAAACGGGCACTACCATCAGAAGCAAGCATATAAAAGGAATTTGTGGAAGAGGAAGTATAACCAGTAATTCCTGTATTCGATAAGACTATTCTACTGGCTCCTGCTCCACTATTCTCAGTACCATCTTCAAGAATTTTCCCTCCCCCGCTTGTTAATACGATGACCTGAGTATTAATTCTGCCACCATTAACAGAAGTATCAGCATTATTAATGGCTCCAGCATCATCTCTTAATGACCATACGTTATTTGGGGGTGACCCACTACCAGTACCTGTTCCCGAAGACATGTATATCTTTTGGTCACTTGTGTTAATCCAAACATCCCCTGCTGATATAGCAGAGGGAGTACTTGACTGAGTAAATGTAGTACGCTTAGAATTCGCTGTGCTTTGAGCAGTAGCTGCATTAGCAAAAGCACTATCTGCTCTAGCTTGAGCCGTATCAGCCTTAGATTCTGCATCGGCAGCAATAGCATTAAGTAATACCTGTCGGTATGTATAATAATTACTCCACCTGGTATCCCAAGTAGTTCTAGTTATACTAGTGGTAGTTGTCATATTACTAAAGACAGAAGTAGTACTAGTTATATATGTAACTAATGCATTGTAATAAGAAGTATAGTTTGATGTAGAAACTCCTTGTGCAGAACCTTGTGCTAGAATACCAGAATATTCACTGGTTATTGCAGTATATAACCGTTTTGCCACATTTTTTTCATCGGGGGTAACTTTTGCATCATCTGCAATATCATCTAATTCTGCGTTTGCAGCAGTTGCGTTAGTCGCAGCTGTATTCGCAGTTGATTGAGCATTATTAGCTGCTGTTTGTGCAGTAGCTGCATTAGTAACAGCTGTATCAGCCGTTGCTCTAGAAAGCCCTAAATCCCAAAGTACCCAAGAAGACCCATTCCACCTATATAATTTATTTGCATCATTTGAATCAATCCACAAATCACCAGAGTTTGGACTGGATGGAGCGTCATTAGCTGCCGTTGTTTTAGCCTTTTCAGTTGGGTCATATCCACTGGAAAAAGTAGTATTGGAATCAATATTCAAGGTACTTCCAGGCAATCCTGCTGCTACAATATGTTCAGCAGAAATAGTTTGTGCTGCTACATGGTCAGCAGTAATTGAATTAGCAGCAATAGCTACAGCATTGATAGATAACGATTTAGTCCCAAACGGTATGATAATGGGAGAACGCCCCTTGGTATTATCTGGTGGAACAACTATCATTACCAAAAGAACTCTATCATCCCCATAAGGAATTGTATGAGAATTTGTCCAACGCAGAAGCATATTCCCAGTAGGGTCTTCTTTAAAATCTATGAAACCATAGTAAGTAGTATTATCAGAAAAAGCGGTTATGGTACTATAACTAGTTCCATTGGTTGTATAACTATATGACCCACCACCCGTATCACCAGAATCACCACCATAAGCGATAGTTCTATCATCTCCATCAGCTAATTTAATATTAGCATTAGTAGTATCAGCTGTAGCCTCCCCTCCATGCCATTTAACCTCTCGTCTAGCTAAATCATCATCCCATGTAGATGCTTGAACCTGTAAATCTGAAGTAAAGGTTTGTGCGCC